CATCTATTTCTGCAAAAGAGTCAGATGCGCATGGTTCGTTTTGTACAACAATATTCCAATCAGTTAGGTGTAATAGTTTTTTTAAAGAAACGACATATCGTAAAACCCAGGCTTCAATGTGGTTGTCCCTTTTTTTGGTTGCCGGCATTACCGATGACCTTCTAGTTCATACATAAAGGTGTTATTTAACCACATAAAAGCAATAATGGAATAACCAACAATATCCATCAAGGTATCTAATAATGTTTCATCTGCAACGGAATTATGATATTTATCTTTTGCCATTAAATTTTCTATTCTGGCAATTTTGTCGTGGACTCTAATTACCAGGCCGGTTATCCCAAATCTTGCAATATTTTTATGCCCATAATCTTTTTGTTTATTAATAACAGTATTCAATATTTCTGACTTACTTAACAAATAAGTAATATCAAACTGTTTTGCAATATCAAGTGCGCCCGAAGAAAGCAATGTCCAAAGATATTTGTGCTCTGCAAATTTGTTTGTTCCATCGACATCCAAATAAAATCTTGAATTTATGTAGTGATCAATCGCATATCGTAAAGTATAAAGTTCATTTTTAGCACATGTGTCTATACTGCTGTACAATTCTTCGGCAGAAGAATAGGCAGCCATTTCCCAAGTAATGACTGAATTATTATTGATTGGTTGTTTTACTATTGTCATGTCACCCCTTAAAAAATGGCTGCTTTTTTATTACGAATTTAATTCTGATTCTCGTTGTTCTTTTGGATTTATAATTTCAAATTGACCGCGCTTAACCTTCTTAAAGAATTGACGATTGGCGTTGTAGAAATTATAAAATGTTGGAAGAGAAATGCTGACATCTGTTGATACCTTTGTGGGTGTTACAACTTGCCCAACATTTTTTTCCAAATAACGTACAATATTATTTTGCTTGGTTTTTGTTCTACTCATAGTTTTACCTCCTTCCTTTAATTTAAAATTAAAATGTTTCCAAAAATTGGTCGCCGTGCCTTCTTCTAGGTTGTAATATTTTACAGTTTTAGAAAAATTCCAGCCCCTGTAGTAACCAAAAATGACTGCGCTAGCGGTTCTTTCTGCTACGGGGGTGAGCGTTTCTTTTATGGTATTCATCAATTTTTCATAAATGCTTTCTAGTTCTGTGTCGCTAACTATAAAACTGCTAGGCTCTGCAATTTGGGGTGTTTTTTCGGTATCCACGGTGTCCTTCTTTCTTGTTAGAAACAACTCTACCACACCAAAATAGAAAATGTTGCCATTTTATAAAAAAAATAACCAACCCCATATTTGGCTTAATCTTGCAAAATAAGCCGAACCAGGGCTGGTTATTTAAAAATTATCTTTTTTTTGCTGCCCCTACGGGCGTTTTGTGTTCTTTGATATGATCATCTAATTTTACTTCAACATGTTCTAATTTGTCTTCTACTTTAACGACATCTTTGTGAACATTTTTAATCATTGTTGCCACCACACTATGATCTATTTTATTTTCTTGCCTACTTTTCTGGATTAGGGCGACCATAATCCCCCCAATAATCGTAATTATTGCAACAACAATTTCTGTTTCCATTTTGAATTATTTCTCAAATAAAAAATTTGCTACATCTTCAACTGGGATATCAAACTTCCCATACTGCTCTTCGTGATTTAAAAGCATATCAACTAAATCATTTTTTCTAAGAGTTTTTGGGTCTAATGGTACTTCCCTTGCGCTGTCCTTTTCTTTGCGAGATGCCGGCACGGAAGATGCCCCACCCGCCGGAATAGAGAGCGACTTCTTTTCTGGATCTAGCGGCACTTCTGTAATCATTCCCTTAATTATATTAATTTGAGAATCATGCCAAGCCGCGGCTTTAATGTGATCTTGCATTTGCTCAGCGGCTGTTTTGGCAGACACCTCATGCCAGGATTTCATTGTCAGATGATCGTTAATCATTTTTTTCATATTATCTTTCATAAAACTCCTTGTATCTATAGATACCGTTCTAAGCATATCATATATCTCTTTATCTGTCTTTTTATCTATGATCTGGGCGGCATTGTTAGATTTTTCTTTATAACCATTAATTCTGGCGGCAACGCCCTGTAGATTGGCTTTATTCTTGGCTTCCTGCATGGATTTTTTATCATTGGCTGTATATGTATAGCACTTACCTCTTTCTCCCCACCTGTAACCTGGTTTACCGTTTTCGAAGCATGAATTAATTGGCATAATTAACTATGTTAGCACATTTATTTATAAATAGAATACAAATATTTTTGCGACCACCTTTGCACCGGTATTTCAACATTATGGAAAGCATTAAAGGCTTCTTGTGAAGAATAATAAATTCTAGCATATGCAAGCCTAGCTCCTTCATTATAGGCGGGGCAATTTATATTATTGTCGAAATATAAAACTTTAAAATGATATATATCTTGTATTAAATGTATTGCATTAACTGGAATTAGTTTTGTATTGCAATATGGACAAAATTTTTCTGGATAGGGGAAATCTTTTTTAAGGCCACCCAATATCATTACTCGCCATCCTTTTCTTTATCTTCTTTTTTAAATAAATCTTTTAACATAAAAGCAATAATTGAATCTACACTTTTACGAGCAATTTCAATGCCATCCATTAAACAATTTAACTCATCTAGTGTCATGTCATAATTTTCGCTTGGGCTTTGAATGAAAAAAGCAGGAACATGTCCGTCTTCAAACGGTACATTTTTGATTACTATAGTAAGACTTTCAATATCTTCTAAATTTTCATTTCCTTCATAGGGCGTAATTTTCATCACAATCAATTCCTTTTTGAGTAACAACCGTAATATTTTTATACGATACTATCATATTCTTTAATAGCTTTTTTAACAACTCTTGTTCCCTGTTTTTCTTTTTGCCAAAAATAATAATAATTTCGTAATTGTCAACATCTTTGGTAAAAAACATTTTGTAATGCTTGTCTTTAATAATTTTAACTTTTTTATCTAAATGAATTTTCATCCATAATTTTACAAATCCAGATGTTGTTGCTGGGCATATATAAATAAAAATCTGGGAACCATGTAATTCTTTAATAAAATCTGTTATATATTTGTGTGGAACAAAAGTATCACTTAATACTAATACTTTTTTATTTTTTAAATAACTAAAATCAATTTCATTTATTTTCAACATTTGTTGATCTATACTTAAACAAAACAACATACATGCTGGAAATGTAAGAAATTAATAACGCAGACTTCCAGCCAATGTCGTGATCAAACCCTAGATTAATTGCAGTTTTAATGCACCAAGCATTAAAAAATGTATAAATAATATATATAATAAGTCCAGATACCATATGTACCATCATCCCACACTTTCTAGAAAAAATCCTGTATTTGAGAAAAATATACAAAAATTCATTTTATTCTTTTTTTTTGTGGTATGCTTCGCATACCCAGTATGCGAGAATACTAAGCATACTGGTAATTTAAAATACTTATATACTATTTTATAACCAATATACTGATATACAGATCTGGATAATAATATTGGTGCTATACTCTGACCATGAAAATCATAGCAATTGTTGAATCCGATGATTACAGCGGGGCTGCGATAGTTGACCCACAACAAATATCAATTGTCCACATGAATGGATTTTGGATGGCTGCTTCAAAATGTATGTTTAGCCACATCCCAATTACTTGTGAAATTTCTTCCGAACAAGCAGAATCTCTGGTTCGAAATGGTGTAAAATATTTAAACTTTGATTCAACAACTTCAACCACCAAAAAAACAAAAAAATAATAAATTGTATGAAAAAAATTAGTTGGTTTAGTCCTGGTCGCTATGACAGTAGCGGATTGACTTGGTACAGCCAAGGGTACAGCAATGCAGCTGTAAGCATCATTAACGCGTTAAAAGAAAAAAATGTTGCCGTGTTCTATAATAGAAACGAAATTGCATTTCATATTAATTTTTCTCAACCGCATTATTATCAAATGGGTAATAAATTTAAAATTGGCTACACCCCTTGGGAGTCTACAAAAGTTCCTTCTGGATGGTATTACAATATGAGCTTAATGGACGAAATATGGGCGACATCTAATTTTGTTAAAGATGTTTATATAAAAAATAAAGTACACCCGAATGTTCATGTTATACCGCACGGTATATCCCCAGAATTTTCTATTATAGATAGAGAAGTGATTGATAAATTTATTTTTTTACATATTGGAGCTGACAATAAAAGAAAAAATGCGCAGATGGTTGTTGATGCATTTTTAGAATTATATGATGGAGATTTTAATTATCAATTAATTTTAAAATATAATAATTTTTGTAGCGCCGAATGCTATGTTGATAATCAATTAGTTCCAGCGTATCAACATCCACAAATTTTGGGAATACCAGAAAATTTATCAACAGAAGATCTTGTTAAGCTGTATCATAAATGCCATTGTCTTGTTTACCCAACAAATGGCGAAGGATTTGGGATGATACCTTTTGAGTCTATATGTACAGGAATGCCAACCATTGTTAGCAACGCAACCGGCTGTAGTGATTTTGCGCAATATTCAATCCCCTTAACATGCGATTTGGGAATAGCAGAATGGAATAGTTTGCAATACAGAGAAGACACTGGGATGTGGGCCTACCCAGACTATGATGAACTGATTAATCACATGGAAAATGTTGTATCTGAATACGATGAATTTAAAAAACACTCTATCAAATCAGCAAAAATTTTACATCAAGATCATTCTTGGCTATCAATCGCAGATAAAATTATTGAAAGGATTGATTTCTACGAAAATTTGATTTGACCCAAGTATTGTTTATTGTGTTAAATTTTTTAAATTGATATAATTTTTATATCTTCGTTGCGGAGGCTTATGACATTGCTAACAGATAAATTTATTAATTCCTATTATTCAAAAACCCCGCCTTGGGGTTTTTGTGGTTTAGGCGAGATTGTTTATCTAAGAACATATAGTAGAAAAAACCACGAAACAAATAGGTCTGAAACATGGATAGAAACTATTAAAAGAGTTATAGATGGCGCTGCGGAGATTGGTGTTGATTTTACGCAACAAGAAGCGGAAAAGTTATTTGACCATATGTTTAATTTAAGATGCTCTGTTTCCGGTAGAGCCTTGTGGCAACTTGGGACTCCGCTCGTTCAGTCATTTTCTGGGACTTCACTAAATAATTGTTTTTTTACCAATATTGAAAAAATTGAAGATTTTGAATTATTGTTTGATTATTTAATGCTTGGCGGAGGAGTTGGTTTTTCTGTGGAGCGTTCAAAAATTCATGATTTACCAAAAATAAAAAATGTTAAATTTATTACATCTGAAAGAACATCAGACGCAGATTTTATTATTCCTGACTCCAGGCAAGGCTGGAGGGAATTGTTGCATAAAGTATTAGAGTCTTATTTTATTACCGGTAAATCTTTTACATACTCAACTATTTTAATTCGCGAGTTTGGAGCACCAGTGAAAACTTTTGGGGGCACGGCTTCTGGTCCCGGATCACTGGTAGATGGTATTAAAGATATTTGTAATGTATTTAATGAAAGAGTTGGGAAAAAACTGCGCTCTGTTGATGTATTAGATATTTGCAATATTATTGGAAGAGTTGTTGTTTCTGGCTCATCTCGTCGCTCCGCACAAATTGCAATTGGCGACCCAGACGATGTTTTGTTTTTACGAGCCAAAAATTGGGGCTCTGGCGAGATTCCTGCTTGGAGATCAAATTCTAATAACAGCATTTATGCAGATTCGTTTGATGAAATTTTGTCTGAATTTTGGAAAGGCTATGACGGTACTGGGGAGCCATACGGTTTGCTTAACAGAAAGCTTGCCAGAACATACGGAAGGCTTGGCGAAAAATTATTGGATCCAAGCATAGAAGGGTTTAACCCGTGTGCAGAAATTGCTCTTGCCGATGGAGAGTCTTGCAATCTTGCAACAATATTTTTGCCAAACATTCAATCGCTTGAACAGTTTTTAGAAATTTCACAATTATTGTATATAGTTCAAAAACAAATTACAAGAATGTCCTATCCATATGAGAAGACAAATTATATTACTCACAAAAATGCTAGATTAGGTCAATCCATTACTGGAGTGCTACAGTCTAGCAATGAACAAATTTCTTGGCTAAAAGAAGGTTATGAGAATTTGAAATCTTTTGACAAAATTTACAGCGAAAAGAAAGAATTGAATCGGTCCATCAGACTGACAACCGTTCAACCGTCAGGTACTCTTTCCCTGCTTCCAGGTGTAACTCCTGGAATACACCCAGCGTTTGCAGAATACTATATTCGTAGAGTCAGGTTTAGTTCAGTTGACCCACTTGTTGAATCCTGTAGAAAAAGAGGATATAGGGTTGTTTGGGATATTGGCATTGACGGCAGAGAAGACCACACCAAATACGTTGTTGAATTTCCGTGCAAATCTCCCAAAAACGCCGTACTTGCAGCAAACATGACGGCTGTTGAACAATTAGAGTGGGTCAAGAAAATGCAAGCAGAATGGGCTGATAACGCTGTTTCTGTAACGGTTTATTATCGCAAGGAAGAACTTGATGCAATTAAAGAATGGCTTTTTAAAAATTATGATAAAAGCGTTAAATCGGTATCTTTCTTGCTACATTCTGAACACAACTTTCCTTTGCCCCCGTATGAGCAAATTACAGAGGAAATTTACAATAAAACAATGGCAAAAATTAATTTAACAATACCCTTAAACGACACTATAAACAATTTAAACATTGAAGCCGAAGATTGCTCAACTGGATCTTGTCCAATTAAATAATTTTGTTGCAAATTTTCTTTAAAATGCAGCTTTATGTATCATTGTTTGTTCTTTTATAAATAAAAATGATGTATACTGTTTAAAATGAACACCGAAATCACCTCTAAGCATTCAATGTGGATCCCAGAAAGAAGTTTTGGTGTATGTATTTATTTTACAAAAGAAGGACAAACCCTGACAGACGGGGATGGGGTTTTATGTGCGGAAGGCATTGTTGGCGATAATGTAATTGAAAAAAAGGTTTTAGAGGCTGGCAAGTATTGGACTTCTGAAGATAATGGCTATGTTCAATGGGTGGCCGGCGGCAGAAAAATTTCTTCTTCGGAACAAGAAGATCAAATGGAAAGGCTACTTGATGGATTAATAGCAGATCCTTTTGAAGACATGTTTGATGAACATTTTAATAATAAGTAACAAGGAAGATTGATATGGAAAACAAAATGCAACAAGTAGAGGAAATATTTTTAAACGACGAACTTGACGATATTACATACATGGGGTTTGCAAATAAAATTGAAACAACAGACCCCTTCAGTTTTGTAAGAATCGAAAACCTTTCATTAAAAATGAAAAGAAAGGCTTTGCGTTTAAATAAAAAATATGAAAGCGAAGATGGGGTCAAATCTAAATTTGTAGACCCAGAGGTTGTTAGTGGTTATTCTTTATATGACATTGTTACTCCACCTTACGATCTAGATACTTTGGCCGGTCTTTACGATCAAAGCGCAATCCATTATGCATCGATTAATGCAAGAGTTATGAACACCGTTGGTCTTGGTTATGAATTTATAGAAACATTAAAGGCAAAAAGAAAACTTGAAAAAGCTCATGGCGTTGAAGAAAAAGTATTAAAAATAAGACAACAAATTCAAGACTTAAAAGAAGAAATGGATGAGGTTTTTGAAAGATTAAATGTTGAAGAAACATTGGTTGAAACTTTAGTTCGTGTTTGGCAAGATGTTTTGTCTGTTGGTAATGGCTATCTTGAAATCGGAAGAAACAATTCTGGAAAAATAGGATATATTGGTCATGTTCCAGCAACTCTTGTTCGTGTGCGCAGAAAGAGAGATGGTTATGTACAAATTGCAAAAACAAATAAAATTCAAGCAGTGTTTTTTAGACAATTTCAAGACCTAAAAACTCCAGATCCAATTAATAATGATCCTAAACCAAATGAATTAGTCCACTTTAAAATTTATTCTCCAAATAATAATTATTACGGCATACCATCAGCAGTTTCTGCGGCGGCAGCAATTGTCGGAGATAAATTTGCCAAAGAATACAATATTGATTATTTTGAAAACAAAGCAATTCCTCGTTACGCAATTGTGCTTAAGGGGGCAAAGCTTAGTAACAAGTCTAAACAAGAATTAATTAGTTATTTCAAAAACGAAGTAAAAGGAAGAAATCACGGAACACTTGTCATTCCTCTTCCAGCGAGCATCGGCGCAAATACCGATATTAAATTTGAAAAATTAGAAGCCGGTATACAAGATGCTTCTTTTGATAAATATCGCAAATCAAACAGAGATGAAATTTTGGTTGCCAATAGAGTGCCAGCCCCCAAAGTTGGCGTGTATGACAATGCTAACTTAGCAGTTTCAAGAGATGCAGATAAAAGTTTTAAAATGCAAGTAATTGGACCAGATCAATCTATTATTGAAAAAAAACTTAATAGACTTGTTGCTGAATTTACAGACATGCTTGTACTTCGTTTAAAGAAAATTGATTTGGTTGACGAAGATATACAATCAAGAATAAATGATAGATATTTGAGAACGGAAGTGTTAACGCCTAATGAAGTTAGATCTCAGATTGGGCTGGCTGAGCGTCATCGTGGCGACGATGTTTTGCCATTCCCAACAAATTTAAAAAAAGAGGAAAACGAAAATAATATAAAAAACCCAGGGGCTCCAATTGGTAATTCCAACAACTCTGCTTCGGAGCCCCAAAAACCCCAGACCGGAGATGGCGCAACCAGCAATCCCCGTGCTGATGGGGCGCAAGCAGAAAGGGGAGAAAATCAAGACTCTAGACCGAGCAGTGGTTCGGTCGGTTAGTTAAATTAAGGAGGAATATATGAGTGAAAGTATTGTTTACAGCAATGTTTCGGTTTCAAGCGCTACAGGCCTAGTGTCCGTAGGGCAGCACACAACTAGTATAAATTTTTTAAATTTAGATAGTGGAACCAATGCAACCGTTGAATTAAATGGCGGTCCTGTAAGGGTAATCATACCAGCTAAAGATAGCGGCGGTGGTTATGTTAAAATTGAAGGCGACTATACAAAATTTCAAGTTATTACAGCAAGCGTTAATCTTTCTGTTTTTGCAATTGGTTAATTTGCTTTTAATATAAAATAGTTCTACAATATCTTATAAGACTATGAGTGAATTTTTTCTTACATTTCCAATTACGATGGTTAAAAAAGAAGAACGAATCGTTACTGGTATTGCTACGGCTGACAATGTAGACAAAGTTGGTGATATTGTAGACTTTTCTGCTTCCGAAATTGCGTTTAAAAATTGGGCTGGAAATATTCGTGAAATGCATGCCCCTATTGCTGTCGGTAAAGCTATTTCTTACAAACCAATTAAAATTAACAATGAAAAAGGTGATGAATTTAACGCTATTGAGATTTCTGCTTATATCTCTAAGGGTGCGCAAAGCACCTGGGAAAAAGTTCTTGATGGTACATTAAAAGCATTTTCGATTGGCGGAAGAATTATTAAAAAAGAAACGATGGAAGGCAAGATGCATAATGGTAGACAAATGCATATCATTAAAGAATATGAACTTGGCGAATTAAGCCTTGTTGACAATCCCGCCAATGCGCTAGCCGTAATTAATTTAATTAAAAAAGCTGAGGATGGAAGTTTTGAATATGCCCTTAAATGCTGCGGTGACATATGTGAGTATGTTCCAGTAGAAAAGAAACAACCCATAAAAGATCCTCGCGACAGGCTGACCGCAGCGGGTCGTCTTCATTTTAAACAAGAAGGCGATTTATCTTTTGATGACGCCCTGCTTCAACAAATTGCTAATATTTTAAAAAACAGTGAAAATCCTTGCAGTTGCGAAGAATGTGAATGTGGTGAGATAGAAAAGGATGCCTCAGTTACTACTCAAAATGCTGCATTAAAATCACCCGCAAGAAACGGTTTTATATCCCCAACAATGCCAAAACCGTTAAAATATAAAAAAAAGAAAGTTGTTAAAAAAACTCATGATATTCTTCTACAAGAAGAAGGGCATTTTGATATAATTAAGGAGATGAGCAAAGATATGGAATCTGTTATTAAGCAAGACCCAGAATTGCAAATAAATAATACTTATGATATGCTTTCAGGCATGAATGAGCAAGAAAACGGCAAATTAAGTCTTTTAAAAAAGTTTGTTAGTTGGCTTGTTCCTGATGTCGCAGAAGAAAATGCTTCAACTTCAGTTGAAGTAGACGAAAACACACAGGAGGAAAATATGGACATTAATGTTCTTAAAGAGGCCTTGAGTGCTGTCGTTGATGAAAAACTGGCAAGTTTCGCTGCTTCAATTAAAGAAGAAGTAGAGGCATCTGTTCAGGAGAAGATTGACACAGTTTCAAAAGGTTTTGAAGTTCAAAATTCAGAACTTCAAGAAAAATTAAATGCAGCAGAAATTGCTTTAGCCGAGCAAACAGAAAAAGTTGCTGTAATTTCAGCAGCGGGCGCTGCAAAGAAAAGTGTAGACCCAGAGGGCGAAGAAGAAGTAGAGACTCTTTCACAGATATCCGCTCCGTCATTTTGGAAAAACACATATTTGCCACAGGAGTTAATTAATTCCTTAGGCTATCAGTCATAAGGGAGGAAATAACATATGGCAACACAAGAAGAAATTTTAGCAAAAGCTAATGAAGTAACTACATCAGTTGTCGCCGCTGGCGCCGCTGTTCCCAGTCGTGGAGGTTTGCTCTACCCAGAGCAATCAAACCGATTTTTGGACTTTGTTACAGATCAATCTGTTTTGATGAAAAACGCACGGGTTGTTCGCATGAAGAGTCCACAAATGGATATTGACAAAGTATCTATTGGCACTCGTCTTCTTCAAAAGGCAACAGAAATCACCGACGATGGTGCAAACGCAGCGGTAACTTTTTCCAAAGTTTCGCTTTCTACCGTTAAGCTCCGTCTTGATTGGAACATTTCTACAGAGTCTCTTGAGGACAACATTGAAGGTGCTTCGCTTGAAGATCACATTGCACAAATGATGGCTCGTCAAACAGCCAATGACTTGGATGACTTGTTGATCAATGGCAACACCTCAAGCAGCAATGCCCTTCTCAAGGCGCTTGATGGCTTTATTAAGCTAGCGAAGGCAAGTGGTCAAGTACAAGATTTGGCTGGTGTTAACACATCACGATCTGTATTTGATAAAGTTTTGCGCAAAATGCCAAACAAATATTTGCAACGCCGCAATGAGTTGCGTTTCTTTGCTGGACCGAATACGGTACAAGATGCTATTTATAGCCTTGGCAACCCGAACTCGGCAACCGAAGCAACGGCTGGCGCTCCATCGCCCGGTTCTACCACAGGTGATGTAGCATTCCTTCAAGGTTCAATGAGGGCTAATGGTGGTCCCGGATCAACCGGCCTTTCGCCATTTGGCATTCCACTAATTGAAGTGCCATTGACGCCTGAAGCTGAATCCGGTGACTATTCCGGTGCATCTGGCAGTCATGCTCACATTGAGCTTACATTCCCGAACAACCGTGTTGTTGGTATTCATCGAGACATTACGGTTTATCGTCAATTTAAGCCAAAGACGGACACAATTGAATATACTCAGTACATGAGGCTTGCATCTAATATTGAAAATGCTGACTCTTATGTAATTGGTAAAAACGTAAAGATCCGCACTTTGTAAAATTAATAATCAGTTATAAGCAAGCGGGGCTCGCAAGAGCCCCGCTTCTTATTTATTGTAATTATCCGTAGGAAACAAATTGATTAAAATTCAATATGATGATAAACTTATATTATGACTAGCAAAGATACATACGATATAAAAGAATTTGAACGAGAAATGGAACTTATCAATAAACCAAAGAAAAAAATAGTTAAAAAAAATGTTGAGACAAATAAAAAAGTTGAAACCGCTATCAAAGAAGAAAACAAAAAAACTATTTTAGTTTGTTATGCAACAGGAGCAAGTTACACAACTGGTTCTGGAGTTACATTTTCTCAACAAAATAGAATACAAGAAATTTCAGCCGAGGAAGGCGAGTTGCTGTTAAGAATAAGCAATTTTAGACTTCCAAATGCCGAAGAAACAGAAATGTATTATACTAATTCAGAGGTTTAATAATGCCTGGAAATTTAACAAATTATCTTGAAAATAAATTGATTGATCATTTTCTTGGTACTACTACTTATGCAAGCGCTGCTACTATTTATGTTGGGCTGTTTACATCAGCCCCTGGCGAGACCGGTGGTGGAACCGAAGTTAGTGGCGGTTCATACGCCCGTCAGTCTGCCACATTTAGTGCCGCAACAAACGGTAGCACTACAAACAATGCTAATGTGGATTATATAAATATGCCAGCTGCCAGCGTGGTGTCTATTGGTATTTTTGATGCCGCCACATCTGGAAATATGTTACTGTATGGCGCTTTAACTACCCCAAAAACAACAGATGCAGGAGATACATTAAGAATTGCATCGGGTAGTTTAACGATAAGTATTGATTAAAAATGGAGGTTGACTATGAGAAGAGAATTTAACGGCGCAGTGTTACAAACAAGATTGGCTTCTGCTATTTCTTCTGCTGCAACTTCTTTTTCTGTCGTAGACGGCTCCACCTATCCCAGCGGTGCAAACCCTTTTGTTATCGTCGTTGATCGCGGGGTCGCAACAGAAGAAAAAATTTTAATCTCCTCTAGGGCGAGCAATGTTTTGACGGTATCTCAAAGAGGATATGATGGGACTACTGCTGTAGCACATAGTTCTGGGGCTTTTGTTGACCATGTTCTTGATGCAAGCATAATACAAGATATGAACACCACAACTTATGATAATCAAGTTTTGGTATGGATGGGGGTATAAATGGCTAATTTAGTTCCTGATAGTTTTTATATAGGCAACGGTTCTGGTTCAAATGTGTACACCGTA